ATCACGTCCACGGCGGATGCAGTGAAGGCTGCGATCGCTGCCGATGGAGATGCGAACGCTCTCGTCAGCACTGCCGACGCAGCGGGGAACGATGGCTCCGGTCTCGTTGCCGCTGTCGGTCCGGTGGAACTGTCGGGTGGAACGGATGCAGGTGCGGACGAGGCGAACAAGCACTTCGGTGCTCTCCTCGAGCCGGTCGCCGCAGTCGGCGCTCCGCACACGGTTGAAGTACGAGTCGGCTGGTAAGCCGAAGAAGAGAGGAGGAACAGGTTGGATTTTCTACCGCTCATCGAGTCCATCGAGTCGAGCGAAGCTTCGGTCAGCACTCTGTTCAATGCTGACGACGGGCTGAGAGCTCCGTCTCGTGGTTCAACGAGTGGACGGTACAAGAAGTTGCTGAGAGAGGCACTGGACCTGTACGCAGCAGTTATCAAGGGCAGGAAGCCTGCGTACTACCTCCAGCTCGCCATGACGACCAGCGACTTCCCTGTCTTGTTCGGCGACATCTTGGATCGTCAGATGCTCGCCGAGTACGAGGCACGTCCCTCGAACTGGCGACAGTTCATCAAGACCAGAACTGTCAACGACTTCCGGGAAGTCGAGTACCGTTACTTCCCGGATGGGCAAGCGTCTCAGGGCCGACTCCAGCGAGTTCGTGAGCAGCAGGAGTACCCCGAGCGTTCGCTCGAAGACATGGCGAAGATCCGCTACCGGATCGGGAAGTTCGGTTCTCGTATGCCGCTCTCTTGGGAGCTGCTGATCAACGACGACACCGATTACTTCGCTCGGATCCCGACGGACTTCGGTAAGGCCGCAGTGAACACTGAGAACTACGAGGCGCTCGAGCTCTTCGTCAGCGCCGCCGGTCCAGTGGCTCCGTTCTTCAGTAACGGGAACGGCAACCTCTTCACCGGAGTGGACTCGGCTCTCAGCATCGCATCTCTGCAGAGAGCTCTCAGTGCGTTCGCAAACCTGAAGGATGACCAGGGGCAGCCGATCTTCTTGGATGCAGCGATCCTGGTTGTTCCTCCGGCGCTGGAGGTCCTGGCGCAGAACATCATCAACGCAACCGAGATCGAGTTCACCGGAGTTTCGGTGGGCGAAGGCAACCTCGGCGATGCAGATGGTGCTCGTATCAAGGCTGCGAACTGGCTTCGGAACCGGGTGAAGGTGGTCGTGGAGCCGTACCTCCCGATCATCAACCAGTCCGCAAGTCAGAACAGCCTCTGGTTCCTCTTCGCAGACCCGAACAGCGGTCGCCCCGCTGCTGAGGCTGCGTTCCTGCGAGGCCACGAGTCGCCGCAGGTGTTTATCAAGGAGCCGAACGCTCGTAGGGTCGGGGGCGGAGCGATCAACCCGACCGATGGTGACTTCGACACCGACAGTGTCGAGTACAAGGTCAGGCACGTCTTCGGCGGCTCTCGCATCGAGCCGATGGCGGCGATCGCAAGCACCGGCGTCGCACCCTAACGATTCATGAAGGGTGAGAAGCGCAAGAAGAAGAATCAAGACCTCATATCGGCGCTGGAGCGGAACACGAAAGCTCAGCTTGAAGTAGCAGAGGAGCTGAAGCGTGTCCGCTCCAGTAAGCCGAAGCCTGGACAGCCTGAAGGATCTACGGAGATGAGGAGCTGAGACGATGGCCATCGATCTGACAACTGACTTGGGAAAGGTTCGGTTGTTGATCTCTGACATGGACGAGGCCAACCTCATCTTCCAAGACCCTGAGATCGGGGTCTTCCTGGACATGACAGGCGACGTCGTTCTTCTCGCAGCGGCGAAGGCACTTGAGGTGATCGCTGGAAACGAGGCGATGGTTCAGAAGCGAATCAAGATCCTGGATCTCCAGACAGACGGCCCTGCTGTCTCGAAGGAGCTCCGTGAGCTTGCGAAGACGTGGCGAGAAGAGTACGATGCGACTCTGGCGGCTTCGGATGAGGATCTTGGCTTCGACATCGCTGAGATGGTGGTTGATCCGTTCACTCTACGAGAGAGACTGCTCAGCCAGTACCGGAGGAACTACTGATGCCTAGACCCGGATCAAGAGGCGTGTTCCTCGATGAGAGAACCTTGAATTCTTGGGAGAAGATGGGTCTGTTCTCTTCACGATGCACCATCAAAGAGAAGGGTGCAGGACGAGATACTGCCGGTCAGAAGAACGGTGTTCTCGTTGCTGTCGCAGGGATGCAGGACATCCCATGTCGTGTCGGAGTGATGGCGATGGTCGGAGCAGGAGCCGGCGAGAATGAGAGGGAGGTTGAAGGAACGTATTCGACCCACACTCTCGGTTGCTATCTCAAGGGATACTTCCCCGACATCCTCGAAACTCACACGGCTGTCATCGATGAGAAGCCATACGACATCGAGCAAGTGGAACATGCAAGCGACCACTCGGTCACCCGACTGAGACTGGAGAAGCGCTCATGATCATCAAGGTGAAAGTGAGTGGTGATGCTGATCTCAAGAGGAAGCTCGCACAGATGTCGGCTACGGCTTCAGGTGCTGCTCTTGACACCGCCATCAAAGCTGGAGCTGAAGTGATCAAGAACGCTGCGGTTGAGAAGGCTCCGGTTGAGAGTGGAACTCTGAGGCGATCCATCAAGGTGACGAGGTTCTCAGGATGAAATCTGTTTACCACATCGGTACGAATCTCATCTATGCCAAGAAGCAGGAGTTCGGCGGAACGATCCGTGCGAAAGGCGGTGGGTTCTTGGTCTTCGAGGTTGACGGTGCGATAGTGAGAGTGAAGAGCGTGACTCTTCCGGCTCACCCTTATCTCAGACCTGCGTTCGATGAGAAGAGTGCGGCGGCTGTCGTAGTCGTCGGGAAAGTGTTTGAGAGACTAGTGATCGGACCGGTCACATGACTGTGATCGAGGAAGACCTGGTTGCATATCTCAGAGAGAACTCTTCCATCGCTGCGCTGGTCGGTGATGACATCATGCCGTTGGTTCTAGATCAGGATCCGAGTCTTCCTGCCCTTGTGTATCAGAGAGTGGACGGACCGAGAGAGGGTAGTCAGGACGGCCCTTCGGGGTTGGCTCATCCGAGAATCCAGTTCAGTTGCTGGGACGAGACTCATCTCGGTGCGTTGACGTTGGCTTCAGCTCTTCGCATCGCACTGGACGGGTTTCGTGGAACGATGTCCGGAAGGTTGATCTCAGGCATCAAGATCGTCAACGATCTGGATGACTACGATTCCATGACAGGTCGGTATCGGGTCATCGTAGATGCGATCGTATGGCACCGAGAGGAGGTGGCATGACAGCCGCCAAAGGTTACAAGGAGACGAGTTGGAAGGGACACAAGAACTACGAGTGTGAACAGTGTCCCTTCAAGACTCTGGACAAGGAGGCGATCGGTGATCACATCCGAGTCGTCCATGGTGGAGTCGCAGACGAGAAGACGGAGGGAGGTAGCTCATGAGTGATGCAGTATCTGGTTTCGGTACCTTCCTCCAGAGAGGGGACGGTGCGGGTCCCGAGGTGTTCACCACGATCGCTGAGGTGAAGGACATCACTGGTCCCGGTCTCAGCGCCGACATCGTCGAGGTGACGAACCATTCCTCGATCGGTGCGTTCAAGGAGAAGCTCTCCACTCTTCTGGACGGTGGAGAGGTAACGTTCGACGTGAACTTCCTTCCTGGGAACGCAACTCAGGATGCGACGGACGGTCTCCTGTCTGCGTACATGGCTCGTTCGAAGGACAACTACAAACTCATCTGGCCTACGGTCGGTGACGACCAGGTTGCGTTCAAGGCTCAGGTGACAGGGTTCGAGCCGACGGCTCCGGTTGAGGAAGCGCTCACTGCGAGTGTGACCCTGACGTTGACCGGTCCGCCGACGTTCTCATAAGAGAGAGGAAGATCATGGCACCGCTATCTAAAGAGCAGATCCTCGCTGCTGATGACAAGAAGACCGAGGCAGTCCAGGTCCCTGAATGGGGAGGAGAAGTTCTGGTCAAGGGACTGACCGGCAAGGAGAGAGACCTCTACGAGGACTCCATCCTTGCTCAGGACACGAAAGGCAACATCAGAACCAAGCTGGCGAATGCCCGAGCGAAGCTAGTTGTTCGAGCTGCGGTCGATTCGAAGGGACATCAGCTCTTCGAGGATGACGACATCGAACGTCTCGGTAACAAGTCAGCGAAGGCTCTGAATCGTGTCTACGAGAAAGCCGCTGAGATGAGCGGTCTCAAGGACGAGGACCTTGAGGAACTCGTGGGAAATTCGAACGCCGACCAAGTCGAAAGCTCGCCTTCAGACTAGCTCTCGCCTTGGGAGGCATGACAGTGGAGGAACTGCTTGAACGCATCAGCTCTCGCGAGCTCACAGAGTGGATGGCATACGAGATGGTGGAAGGCCCT